ACCAAGCTCAAGAACACGAAGTGGTGGAGCACGCAGCCGGACACGCTGCGTCAGTACATCACGAGCAAGTACACCGACCCGGCGACCTGGAAGCAGAAGAACGACCAGGCCGCGTACGACATCAACGCCCTGGCCGTCCAGGTCGGCCTGGGCAACCAGATCTACCAGGCCGGACCGAACAGGGGGAAGGCCAACCCCCTGCTTCAGCAGGCCATCTACAACTCCGTGGCGCTCGGCTGGTCCGATGCGCGCGTGAAGGACTGGCTCGGCGCCAGGGTCGCCACGCACAACGGGGCGATGTGGGGCGACGCCGGTACGGCGTTCGACCAGATCCACTCGCTTGCCTACCTCAACGGCATGAAGTACACCGGCTGGGCCGTCAATGAGGCCCGCAACATCGCCGCGGGCCGGACTACGATCGAGGAAGCGGAGTCCATGATCCGCAGCCAGGCGGCTGCGAAGTACAGTGCCTTCGCCGACCAGATCAAGGCTGGCCAGAACGTGATGGACCTGGCCAGCCCGTACATCCAGTCCGTGTCCAAGATCCTTGAACTGCCGTCCTCGGACGTGGATCTGTTCGACCCTCGGGTCTCCAAGGCGATGACCGCCAACAAGGGCGGGCAGAGCACGAGCGTCTGGGAGTTCGAGAACTCCCTCCGGCAGGACCCACTGTGGAAGAAGACGCAGAACGCGCAGGACAGCGCCATGGGCACCGCCCATCAGGTGCTCCAGTCATTCGGGATGGTGTTCTAAGTGGCCAAGGTCAGTGCAAACCCGATCGTGGCGGGCACCTACGCGCCACCGCCGCCGAACTTCGCCGACCAGCTCACGGGCGCGAACAGAGACGCCTTCGTCGCGCTGAACAGCCTCTTCTCGTCTTACGGCCTGGCGACTCTGGCGCCGAAGATCTTCAGCTACATCCAGAACGGCTACAGCGCCGACACGATCAGTCTGCTCCTTCAGGACACCACGGAGTACAAGACCCGCTTCGCGGGCAACGAGCTGCGCAAGAAGCAGGGTCTGGCCGTGCTGAACCCGGCCGACTACCTGGCGACCGAGGCGTCGTACCGCCAGATCCTGGCAAGCGCCGGCTTGCCGAAGTCCTTCTACGACCAGACCAGCGACTTCACGAACTGGATCGGCGGCGATGTCTCGCCGACGGAGATCAAAGGCCGTGTCGATCTGGCGACGGCCGCCACCACGGCGGCCGATCCGTATCTCAAGCAGCAGCTGTCCGCCTTCTACGGCGTGGACGACAGCAGCCTGACGGCGTACTTCCTGGACCAGACGAAGGCGCTGCCCCTGCTCCAGAAGCAGGAGGCAGCAGCCGCCTTCGGCGCGGAGGCAGCCCGGAGGGGGCTGCTCTCCGACAAGGACTCGATGATGAACTACGTCAACCAGGGGTTCTCGCAGTCCCAGGCGAGTCAGGGTTTCCAGCAGGTCGCTGAAGAGTTGCCGAACCTCCAGGCCTTGGCGGCCCGGTTCGGCACCACCTTCTCGCAGGGCGAGGAAGAGTCCACGGTCTTCGGCACGACGCAGTCGGCCATGGACAAGAAGAAGGGGCTCGCCTCTCAGGAGCGAGCCCTCTTCGGAGGTTCCAGCGGCGGAGCCGCAGCTGGCCTCTCGGCGGGGTATCGTGCTACGTAGCGGACCAACGCGCTAGGCCGCATGCGGCAGCCTCAGCCTCAGCCTCCGACTTCGGTCGGGGGCTTTGTGCTGGGCTCTCCGGCCAGATACCAGGCGCGCCATGCGCCTGCGGCGAAGATGGCGGCCACGATCGGGCCGCCGACGTAGTTGTCGGCCACGAAGATGCTGGTGATGGCGCCTGCGGCGATGAATGCCAGCACGATGCCGAACCAGGTCAGTCCTGCTCTTTTCATGTCTCCCCCTCTTGTGTGCTCGCAGCGTAGCGCTGCGTCATGAGCTAGCACAGGTGATAGCACTAAAGCGCTAGCACCATGGGTAGAATGCGTTCTAGTTGGGGACGACCGGCGCCTGACGAAGTGAAGTCCGGGAGCGGAGCGTGTGGCAGCCCCCCAGCTGCCGCGTAGGCCGCGCAGAAGTTTTGGGAGCGGCAGTGAGCAACTACGGATTCGGCGAAGACGACATCGAGCAGAGCGAGCCTTTGGACCAGGCTTCGCAGGGACCCAAGTGGTACCGCGAGGGCATGGAGAAGATCTCAGGACAGCTCAGGGAGCTGAAGGCGGAGAACGACCGCCTGAAGGAGACCCAGCGTCAGACGCAGATCGCGGAAGCGCTCAGTGCGAAGGGCTACGCCCCGCAGGCCGCAGGCCTGTACACGGGCACGCCCGACAAGCTGGACGACTGGCTGGGCGCCAACGGCGCCGCACTGGCCAAGACCGGCGGCGAAGCCGCCATCGAGGCCGGGCAGGGCACGCAGGGCGTGCCGCAGACGGTCGTCAGTCCCGAGAGCCAGGCAGCTATGCAGCAGATGGCATCAGCCGGCCAGGACGGTGCCGCGTCAGCACTGAGCGGTGACGACCAGCTGGCCGCGCGCCTCGCTGCGGCTCAGAACGAAGACGAGTGGAACGCGATCATGCGTGAGAACGGATCTAAGTTCGTCTGACCTGCGCTCTCTCGCCCCCGCTTCTGCGACGCCCCGAGAGGGTGAGAGACCCCGATGGCCAACGTTTTCACCGACACGACTGCCATGTCGAACGCGGTCCAGACCGCGTACGACAAGCGCTTCGAGTTCGCACTCCGCTCCCAGCCCCTCTTCCGGGCGATGGCGGACAAGCGTCCCACCGACCTGACCGCCCCCGGCTCCAGCATCGTGCTGGAGCGGTACCAGGATCTGGCAGTGGCGACCACGCCATTGAGCGAGTCCACTGACCCGGATGCGGTTGCCATCGGCAACCCCACCACCGTGACGCTGACTCTGAACGAGTACGGCAACCCGGTGCTGCGCACCCGGAAGCTGTACCTGACCAGCATCACCGACGTGGACCCGGCCATCGCGAACATCATCGCGTTCAATGCCGCGGACTCGATCGACGTGGTTGCCCAGACCGAGCTGCGCGGCGGCTCCAACCTGGTCCAGATCAAGGCCGGGACGCTGACCTACGTCACCAACGCCACCAGCTCCACCGTGGCCACGACCATGGTCTCCACCGTCACCTCCGGTGTCGCCACCGACGGCATCAACAGCCGGGCCATCCGGCTGAGCGTCGCGAAGCTGCGCACCAACAAGGCGGTACCCCGCAAGGGCAGCCTGTACTGGTGCGGTATCCACCCGGAGGTCAGCCACGACCTCCGCCAGGAGACCGGCGCCGCCGCATGGCGCGACCCGCACAACTACAGTGCGGTCGGCAACATCTGGCAGGGCGAGATCGGCGCCTACGAAGGCGCGTTCTTCATCGAGTCCCCTCGCGCCTACCAGGCGCTGGACGCCGGTACCGGCGACAACTCGGTGAGGCGCTTCCGCACCTACCTGGCCGGCCAGCAGGCGCTGGCCGAGGCCGTCGCCGATGAATTCCACATCGTCGCCGGCCCGATCACCGACAAGCTGTCGCGGTTCCGGCCGCTCGGCTGGTACGGCATGGCCGGCTGGAAGCGGTACCGCGAAGAGGCGCTGGTCCGGATCGAGACGACCAGCTCGATCGACGCCACCTGAGATGGCCATCTGGACGTTCCGGACCCCGGTGGTATCCGAGGGTCCGGCGTCCTGGGGGGACCCCCTGTTCATCCGGGTCAAGCTCGCGCGAGGGATTTCGATCCTGGAAGGGCCGCCCGGCACCTACCGGGCGGCCCGTTTTCCTACCCAGGACGAGATCGCAGCATCACAGCCGCACTTCTTCATGGGCGGCCACGACTACGTCGTGGACGAGACCACCAAGGCCGCGCGGATCGCCTCCGGGCTGGTGACCGAAGAGAACTTCACCATCACCTACGACACGCAGGAGATGGTGGACCCGCAGCGCCTGCAAGTCCTGGACACCCAGGGCCTGACCGTGGCGACCCTGACCGTGGGCGCCCGCACTGTCACGGTGCGGGGGCAGACGCGTACGCTCACCGAGCAGAAGCGCCCCTTCGT